TACAAGTGAGAGTTTTGGCTTGCCGGCTACCGCCGACTTGATGTTTGCTTTGATTTCTTCTGAAGAATTGGAAGAAATGGGTCAGTTGATGGTCAAACAATTGAAGAATCGATATAATGATCCAACTTATTATAAAAGATTCACAGTTGGTATTGACAGAGCAAAGATGAAACTGTATGATGTTGAACAATCAGGTCAAGAAGGCGTTGTTGATGCTGGGCCAGGATTTGCTGAACCTAAAAAGCTAAATAAAAAGTCATTTGATGGATTTAAGGTATGAATTTAACTAAAGAAGAGGCAATACACTGTGCAAAAGTATTTGAAGACTATTTCAGCAGTTTCAGTAGAATTGATGAATACATGCGTGACCAAAAGTTGGCATCTTTGGCAGAAATGCCTTCAAACCCTTTATTTGCACCAGAAGATGATTTATTCTCTGATTTTTCAATGTCTCCTAGTGATATGGATATTGAAGTCGTTTGTATTAATAATGGTCTCTGGGAATCATTACTAAACATCACTTCATCTCATATCAACATCAGACCAGTAGGTCGTAGTTTACATCTAGCAGTCAAAGAGAAGAACACGGATAAGTTTCTAGGATTCATTCGTCTAGGTTCACCTGTAATCAACTGTAAACCTAGAAATGCAATGCTAGGACAAGTGTTTACGCAGACTCCAGAAGGCGGTAAATCATTTAACAATACTGCAATGATGGGCTTTGTGATTGTTCCTGCACAACCATTTGGTTACAATTATCTTGGTGGTAAATTATTGGCTGCCATTTGTTGTTCTCATACCGTCCGTGAAATGGTCAATAAAAAGTATGACATGAATTTGTGCCTCTTTGAAACAACAAGTTTGTATGGTTCTACCAAGTCATCCTCACAGTATGATGGTATGAAACCTTACATTCGTCACAAAGGTGAAACAGAAAGTGATTTCTTACCAATGATGCATGGCAAACCATATGCAGATTTGAGAGACTATGTGCAAGAAAGAGTTGGTAAGATTGTTGATGAAGATGCATCTAGTAAGAAATTAAAGATTAGTATGAAAATTATTTCTTTGGTTAAAAGTGCATTAAAAGGTACGCCAGAGCTTGACAAATTCAACCAAGTGATAGATAATGCGAAGCAGTTGACAGAACAAAAACGTTATTACATCTCAAACTATGGGTTTAAGAACTTTATTGATGTTGTCAACGGCAAGACTGATGTGTTAATCAAAGATGAGAACTATGATAAGTTTGAATTGGAAAACATAGTTGCTTGGTGGAAAAACAAAGCAATAAATAGATACGAAACCCTTAAATTAGAGGGTAGATTACGTACCGAACTAGAAGTTTGGACATCAGGAAAAACTATACAAATTATTAGGTGATGAATGGCTACTGTTTCTACCAAACAACAAGAAGATGGTTCAAAATGGATTTTTTTACGTGCTTTAAGAGATGATGTCAATTATGAAAGCAAATCTCCCGCTTCTGAATTTATTTCAAAAAAAGAACAAGAATTTGTTATAAAAAAATTAGAAAATTCAGCATTTCCAAAAAAATTCAAATGGGACGATTCATACAACGTCATGTTTGATAAAAAGTATATTGAATTACAAAAAATATTTTCTTCAAGTTATAAAGTTGGCGCAGCTGATCCTGTTGATGAGGCTTGGTTAAAATCTTTTTATTATCAACAAAAAGCTTTACTTAAAAAATATTCTGCTTCAAATTTCAAAGAATTAGAAATTGACCGTGATTCTCCTGGTGGTTTCATGGAGTTTATTAGTAATCTAATTAGACCTTTGGGTGTATCACAAAAAGATACTTGGGATCCAGCCGATGTTTGGATTGTAGACAAAGGCAAAATACGAAACGAAAATCCAACTAAAACATTAGAGAATATAGCTACTGTTGGAAAAAATGAAGATCCAAAGGATCGAAAATTGCAGATGATAAAACTGCAAGAAATAAATGCCAAACTGAGAGACTATTATCGTAATGAAAAAATAATAGGAGTTTCTTTGAAAAAGGCTGGAAAAAATGCTGTGTATGTTGATGTCAATATAGGCATTAATGAAGCTGCTGTTGAAAAAGAATTCAAAAAGATAGAAGCATTGGTAGCCAAAATAGAACTTATCAAGTGTGATTTATCAATCAAAAGTTTTGATTCAGTATATGGTGGTGGAGCAAAAGAAAAAATGTCTAAAATGAAAAGTGAATTGAGTAAATACAATTTTGAAAATGAAGTCAAATATTATCCAACGAACCCTTTGACTTTTGGAACACAAGACACTACTGTAACTATTTTAGATGAAGAAGACAATAAAACATATTTCTTAACGATAAAAGCTACTTCTACAAATCATTATAGTAATTTGAAATATGAACCTGTTGAAAAAGGCAAAGGTGGTGCAAGACTAGGAAAAGCGCCAACAGATATGGTTGCAAGTTTAATGGATAAGTATAAATTATCTTTTGACAACAATAATCAAAAATATCCTAAAGTTTATGATGCAGATAAAATAAACAATTTTATATTGCCAAAATTAAAACAAGCCGTTAACACAGCCGGTGCTAAGATAATAACAAATATAACAACGCCAAATGAATTTTTGGAAAATATCAAAATGTGTTATCAAGCTGATCCAGTTACAGCACAATCTAAACTTATGCAATTAGATTTTCTTCTATCAATATTGACGCTAAACAAAACAGATTTAAGCAAATTGCTGACTGATATTGTTTATGTGGCCAAAAAAGAAGGTCGAGCTTTTGGGCCATTTGGAAAAGTATATTGATTTTATTGGAGTTTTATTATGAAAAAAGCGACAGTTATTATACCGACCACTGGTTCGGCCGATGCAAAACATGCTATTGAATCTGTATTGAACCAAAGCATAGACACACAATGTTATCTGATTTGTGATGGCAAAGACTTTTCAGGAAAAGTCAAATTAATATCAGATGAGTATGCAGGTAATCCTTTTCTCAAAGTTTGTTATTTGCCTTTGAATGTTGGTGCAAAAGGATTTTATGGACACCGTGTTTATGCGGCCTTTACACATCTAATTGATACTGAGTATGTTCTATACTTGGACCAAGATAACACACTCAAACCAAACCACGTAGAGACTAGTATTGCTACTATCGAGAAACACAATCTTGATTGGAGTTATTCCTTGCGTTCCATAATCGATAAAGATGGCAATTACTTATGTGATGATAATTGTGAATCACTTGGTAAATGGCAAACTTATCATGGTGTCAATCACGTGGATACAAATTGCTATTGCATTAAGACAGATATTGCGATAAAATTGGCCTCTGCATGGCATGGAGGTTGGGGCCAAGACAGAGTGTTTTTAGGTGCAATTGCTCAGCATTTTCCTAGATTTGATTGTACAGGAAAATATACAGTCAACTATCGTGTGAATGGAAATCCAGGTTCCGTTAATGCTGAGTTTTTTGAAAATGGTAATAAAGTGATGGCACAAAAATATGATGGAAAATATCCATGGGTGAAATAATCAATAATCAAAACTGGTTCGAATTAGCTAAAGACTTCAAACAAGGTAAGCCATTCAATCATGTTGTTATAGATAACTTTTTCAAAGAAGATATCGCACTAAACATCTTCAATGACATGCCAGGTTATGATGAGAATACGGATGCTCGTTATGATAACTTGATTGAAAAGAAACGCACAATACAAAATTGGCACAAGTTCCCAAAAAACATCTATAAAGCATTGTCTTTTTTGATTGACCAAAGGTTCACATATTATCTTAGAACAATGTCAATTGAACCAGATTTGGTAGCTGATTTTGGATTGCATGGTGGAGGTATTCATATGCATCAAACGGGTGACTATCTGAATACACATTTGGACTATGATGTTCATCCTAAGTTGGACATGAAACGCAAACTCAATCTGATTGTATATCTTAATCCAAATTGGCAAGAAGAATGGGGTGGTAATCTAAGTCTTTGGTCACATGACGATGAAACAAATCAACCAAAAGATTTAGTAACTTCAATATGGCCAAAATTTAATCGTGCAGTTATATTCGATACTACACAAAACTCATGGCATGGTGTTGTAGAAGGTATTAATGCGCCAGAAGGACAATACAGAAAAAGTTTGGCTCTTTATTATTTAATCCCCACAGATGACCTAGATAATAAGAGACAGAAAGCTTTGTTTACTCCTAGAGTGGAACAAAAAGGTAATGAAGATGTTATGGAATTAATTAAAGTGAGGTCAGGTTATTAATATGCAAAAAGATTTAATTATTGGCGGTTGTACAAACTACGGTATCAACCAACTAAAACCTTGGGTACTTTCAGTCAATGAAACGATGCCTGATGCACAAAAAGTTATGTGTGTTGGTAATGCATCACCTGAAACAAGAAAGTGGTTATTAGAACAAGGCTTTGATATTGTTGATATGCCAAAGGCTAATGTTCCTGTACATGTACTTAGATTTTTAGCCATCTACGAATATCTTAAAACCAATTGGCAAAACTTTCGTTATGTTGTCACTACTGATGTGAAAGATGTATTTTTCCAATGGTCACCATTCAAATGGATGGAAGATAATGTAATAGGTGTCAAATATAAACTAGTTGCTGGTTCTGAAGGTATGCGTTATTGTGATGAACCATGGGGTAACGATAATTTGTTGAAAACCTATGGACAATATGTGTATGATGATTTCAAAGAAAATGAGATATTCAATGTTGGTGTTCTTGGTGGTACTGCTGAGTACATGAAAGATTTAGTTTTTAATATCTTTACTAATGCAATCAACAGACCTATTCCTGTCGTTGACCAAGCAGTATTCAATGTGTTGATTAATACACAACCATACAAAGATATAATGTTCAAAGCCAAAAACAAAGATGCTTGGGCTTGTCAATCTGGAACAATGGTTGATCCATCTAAAATCGAAGCATTTAGACCATTCTTATTAGAAGCGGAACCTATGTTTGATAATGGTGTTGTATGGACTGCTGACCGTGAAATGTATTGTATTGTTCACCAGTATGACCGTGTGCCAGAATGGAAAAAGTTTGTCCAAGAAAAGTATGGACAAGAAGATGAATCCAAATTATTCGTATATAGAACAGCATGAAGATAGCAGTATCATTATATGGCCTATTATATGGCCAATTTATGCGTGATGGTCAACCTAGTGTTAAAGATTTCAAACATTGTTGGCCAAACATCAACAAAAACATCGTTCAACCATTGAAAGATATGGACCATGAGGTTCAAGTATTTGTTTCATCTTATAAGATACCTGATGAACAACTTGAAAAAGAATTCTATGAGATGGTTCAACCAGCAGCTGTTTACTATTCCAACTTTCAAGGTTCTAATACATTCACATCTAAGATTGCTTCATTTGAAAATCTTTTGAATAAGAATTTTGACTTTGTTATATTTACAAGGCTAGACTTGCATTGGTTCAAACCAATTGATAACATCCAATTTGACAAGTTTAACTTTTTATTTATGGAAAAAGGTGTTGCACATTTGAATTGGACTTGTGATAACTTGTATATGTGGCCAGGTTCAATGACTAATCTTGTTCATATCTCTATGAGAGAAACATATCATGCATACAGGAACTTACCTGATACTCATGGTCTAATGAATAAGTTAGTGCAATATATTCCAAAAGAGAAGATGGTTGTTTTATCAGACGTAGAACAGAACAGCCATGATAACTTATACTATTCAATTTGTAAAGCAGATTACAAAACAAATCATTTTCCAGTTCATCCAGAGGTTTTAGAAAGATTCGAATGATTAAATTATTGATACTTGATGTAGATGGTGTAATGACTGATGGCAAGAAGTATTATGACCGAGAAGGAACAGTTAGATTAAAAACTTTCTGTGATAAAGATTGGACAGCCATCAAGCGCTTTCGAGCCTTGGGTATTAATGTTATGTTTCTTACTGGAGATGGTTACAATGTTCAAATAGCCAATAACAGAAATATTGATGTGATTGTTACCAGAAACAAAGAGAAGGCAGATTATCTTCCTGAGATTTGTAAAGATTATGGAGTTTCACCTAGTGAAATCATCTTTGTTGGTGACGATATCTTTGATGTGGGTTTGATGAAGTTAGTTAAGAGTTATTGCCCAAAAGATGCACCTTTGATTGTTAAAGACTATGCACAGACGCTAAATATCAATGGTGGAGATAATTTCATCATGCAACTTTTTGATTACCTGAGTGTGAAAGAGTTGCCTAAGTTTGAATTTGATGAACACTTGAAAAAAGTTTATGAGCTCGATATGAAAGAGAAATTCTAATGTTTGATATTACACTATACGGTCATTTGACTGTTGATACCATATATGATGGCAATGACGTAACTATGGACTTTGGTGCTATGGCCAATATGACCAGAACATTCAAAGAAATTGGTGCAGATATCAATCTTGGATTGTGTCCGTTTGCAATAGGAAAAGCAGACATATACATTGACCGTGCTAACTCAATGAGAGACTCCAAGGCTAGTCTAAACGATTACACATTAGAACCTATTATAAAGCCATCCCACATTTCACACATACTTTATCTCAATCAATTACAAAATACCGATTTTATATCTAAACTAGATGGTATAGTTACTGCGGATACTTGCAAAGGACCTAAAGTTGATTTAGAATTGCTAAAATATGTGGACTATCTGTTTGTATCCTATGAAGAAATGCATGATATGGATGAATTGGCGGAACACACCAAAGGCGCTGTGATTGTCCATACTTCTGTTGGTAGTACAGTACGTGTTAAAGGTGAAAAGAAAGCCTTTTTCATAGAACCAAGTATGTTTGTAAAAGATGCTAACGTATTGGGTGCAGGAGATATGTTTGCAAGTTGTTTCTTATATGACTTACTCAAATCTGGTTCAATGGAATCAGCAATTGGTTATGCACACAAAACAGCTTCAGATTTGATTAGGAAATATAATGAAAAAGTATAATGTAATCTTACCTATCGCAGGTAAGGCACAAAACTTCATTGATGCAGGTTATACGATGCCCAAGTCATTGATTATGGCTAAAGACAAACACATCATTGATTGGTCTATGTCATCTATTGACACCACAGATTGTAATTTGATATTTGTGGTTCGATTAGAACATGTTTATGATTATGGTATTGATGAAATACTGAAGTTTAAGTTTGGTTATGATGTCAAAATTTGTATTGTTGATGGCGAAACTCGTGGTGCTTTAGAAACCTGTTTGAAGGCTCAAGATTACATTGATGAAGAACTACCATTATACATCTACACACCTGATGTATATTTTCAACCCGCATTTAAGTTGAATGAACCTCCTGAAGATTGTGATGGTTTTCTTTTAACATTCTTAGCAAATAGTCCTGACCACAGTTATTGTGAAATTGATTCCAATGGATTTGTTACAAGAGTTGCAGAGAAACAAGTTATCTCAAGATATGCTAACGTTGGTCTTTACTATTTCAAATCAGGTTACACATTCTTGAGTTATGCTGAATATGTTTTGAGAAACAATCCAAAAGACAAAGATTTTTACATTGCACCATTATACAATCATATGATTGACGATTGTAAAAAAGTTATCACAATTGAAACGGAGAAGATGCACGTTCTCGGTGATTTGGATAGTTTTGAGTTCTTTCGTAAGAAAGTTATTGCTAAATTTGGTGATAAACCTATTGCACTAGCATCTGACCATTCAGGTTTTGATGCAAAAGAAATGGCCAAGAAAGTCCTAGATAGTAAAGGCATCAAGTACATCGATGTTGGAACATATGTAGATAAACCTTGTGATTATTATGATTACATAAGCCAATCAACAGAGTTAATCAGAGATAACATATGTGAATTTGGTATTTCGTTCTGTCGTTCGGGTCAAGGTGTTAACATTGCTGCTGGACAATCTGGTGTGATTAGTGCTTTGACGTTTGATGAGTATACAGCTGAGTTTTCTATCAAACATAACTGTGCAAATCACTTTGCTGTTCCATCCAAATATGTGGACGAAGAAAAGTTTTCTGCGATGGTTGATATATGGTTGAAAACTACGTTTGATGGTGGTAGGCACTTAACAAGACTTAATAAGGTGTTCAAATGAAAATTGCATTATGTTTTTCAGGACAAGCTCGTTCTGTTGAAAGAGGATTTGAGTATTACAAAAAGAATCTATTGGAAGACCATGATGTGGATGTATATGTTCACACTTGGCAAGCTGAAGGTGTCTTAGATAAAATTAAAGAGTTGTATAAACCAACAGTTCTTTCTTCTTCTCCGCCATTAGAATTAGATGTGGATAGGAAGTATGTCAACACACCAAACCCACAAAAGTATCCTGCTAGATTCACATATGCAATGTTCTTTTCAATGAATAAGTGTCGTGAATCTATGATGTATTCTTCAATGGTGAATCGTGTAAAATATGATTGGGTAATTCGTTCCAGAACAGACTATGCGTTGAATGTTAAGATACCTTTTGACCAATTACCCAATGATATGTTATATATTCCTAATTGTAGAATGGTGCCAACAAGAGACTTTGGTAACGACCAGTTTGCATTTAGTTCACAAGAGAATATGGACAAATATATGTCCACATTCTTAAACTTAGACAAATACTATAATGCAGGCACATCATTTATTGGTGAAGACTTGATGAGAGCTAACTTACATGAACATGAGTTATTTGGACCAAAGTTACAATATGTTAACATGAACAATCCATTTCCACCTGGACCACACAATGGAACATGGCACTCTTTGATTCGTGATGATTATGACCAGTGGACCAAAGCTAGTTAAGGTTCTAAACGGACATTCTGGTAGTGAAATTTACTTGATGCAGTCTGAGAATCTTTTTGTTCGCAAAGTCGGTAATACTAAAAGAAATATAGAAAGACTAACAGCATTAAAAGATGCTGGTTATCCTGTTCCTGAAATTCTTCAAGTAAATGGTGAATCATTTGACATGGAATATATTCATGGCCTAGACATGAAAAGTTACTTGGTTGCAAATGATACCAGACAATTAGAAATATTCTTACATCAAGTGTTGGATAACTTTAAGCAAACTTGGTTTGACCAATACTCTGATTATACACCAGTATATGAAAAGAAACTGGAATGGATGGACACAACAACAGAAATCTTTCCTTTTACCAAACAAGAGTTGATTGATAAGTTGCCTAAGATTTTACCAAAGACTATGTACTTTGGTGATTTGACTTTGGAAAATATCTTATACTCTGATAAAAATTTCAAACTGATTGATGCGGTAACCATTGAATATGATTCTTACATCTTTGACATTGCTAAATTAAGACAAGACTTAGAATGCCGTTGGTTCTTACGAAAAGAAACCATGAGACTAGGTTCAAAGCTTGTAACAATACAAGATAGATTGCTTAAGAAATATCCAGAAGCAAACAACGATTACTTACTGATTCTCATGTTACTCCGTGTGTTCCTACATACTACAAAAGGTGACTTTGAATACGAATTTATTATGAAGGAGATTAAAAGATTATGGAAATAATTGTACCAGCCGCAGGACTATCAAGTCGTTTTCCCGGTATGAAACCAAAATACTTGTTGTATGATTATCAACACAGGTTAATGTTAGAGAACGCAGTCCAACCATACATTGATGCTGGTTATTCAATCACAATTGGTGTACTTAAAGAACATGATGAGAAATACAATTCAACCAGTTTCATCAAACATGAAATGGGAGACAAAGTAAAGGTTGTTATCATTCCACAGGTAACAAAAGGTCCTGCTGAAACTGTTTATCAGATTCTTCAACTAGCAAATATCACCGAAGGTGAGTTTATGGTAAAAGACTGTGACAGTTTCTTTGAACACACAACCAAATCAGGTAATTACATTTGCACATCTAATGTGGCAGACCATGAGGTTCTCAATAGACTTAGAGCTAAGAGTTTTGTCATTTCAAATGAACAAGGCATTGTTACGAGTATTATAGAGAAGCGAGTTGTCTCCAATAAGTTCTGTGTTGGTGGTTATAAGTTTGAATCTGTTGCAGATTACAAAAAGGCCTTTGAGTCCATCTCACAAGAGAGAGAAGTATTCGTATCTGATGTCATTTCAGTGATGTTACAGAATGGTCACATCTTTGTTGAAAATGATTCTAAGAATTATGTTGACGTTGGTACATCTAAAGAATGGTTTGAGTATAATGACAAGCCAGTAATCTTTTGTGATATTGATGGCACAATCATCAAAGCACAAAGCCGTGTTGGTGAAAATTCTTACGATAAAGAACCAATAGAATTGTCTAAAAATGTGTCTAGGTTACTACAACTACAACAAAAGGGTTCAACATTCATCTTTACTACATCCAGAGAAAAAGAGACTTTTGATATAACTGATGCAATGTTGAAGAAGTTAGGTTTCACTAATTATACACTCATAGTCGGATTGAATAATGCTAAACGCATATTGATTAATGACTTTGACATTGGTAATCCATATCCAAGAGCAGAAGCTATCAATATAGAACGCAATAGTGATACTTTGGGGTTATATCTATGAAGTTTATTGCACATAGAGGTCTAACCAAAGGACCTGATGTCAACTTAGAAAACAGGCCTGAGCAAATCGAAAAGGCTTTGAACGATGGTTTTGAATGTGAGATTGACCTTTGGGTTACAAATTCCGACCTATATCTTGGCCACGATAGACCAGATTATGCAGTCACGCTTGAGTGGCTACAAAAATACCATGCATATTACGGTTTATGGATTCATGCTAAGAATTTAGGTGCATTAAGATGGTTAACCACAACTGATTTTACTTACTTCTGGCATCAAGAGGATGATTTTGCATTGACCAGTAATAAGTATATTTGGACTTATCCAGGTAAAGAATTAACGACTCGTAGCATTTTAGTTATGCCAGAGGCTCTTGACAAAAAAATGGAAATAGAGTATAATAACATCCATGCCGTTTGCAGTGATTATGTGGATAAATTAAGAGAAAAGTATTATGATTCCAAATAAAAATATGTTCTTTGTTACCTCCGCTATCAAATCATTGAATGTCCGGTTCTATAATCACCAACAAAGATTTGACCAGACGGTTGCAACCTTAGAATCTATAAGACAAAAGGTACCAGATGCTATCATTGTTTTAGCTGATGCATCACTTTATCATTTCACTAGAGAAGAAACCGAGATGCTTGTATCTAAGTGTGAATACTTTATGGACATGAATAAAGTTCAAGAAGTTCACGATTATTCATCCAAAGGTATGCAATCTTGGGCTGAAGGTGCATTATCATTTAATGCTTTTGCTATCCTAAGGCAACAACCATTTATGAAAGAAGTCAAAAGAATCTTTAAGATATCCGGACGCTCTTTATTGGAAGATGGTTTTGATATCAGTGCTTATGACGACATGTTCGGCAAATATGTTTTCAAAAAACGTATTCCAACATGGATGGGACATGTAACACATAATGCTACACATTTATTAATCACCAGAATGTTCTCTTTTTGTCCATCTTTAATTGAGAATTACATGGAAGTTTGTATCAAAAATGTACCATTGTATCAATACATGGACTTTGAACATGCTCATTTCCTTAATATTCCAAAAGAATATCTAGTTGAATTTGACAAAATACACGTTTCTGGATGGTTGGCTGGCAACGGCCAAGTAGAAAGTTATTGACTATGTATTCTCCTCAATCTTTATACGGGTTGATGGTATGAATTAAAAAGTTGTATAAATAACTTCATGGCAATCAAAGTGTATTGCAAGTCTAAGGAAACATGAAAAGTTTTATCTCATTTTTGAAAGAAGAAGCTGAGGCCGAAGAAGGTTCCAAACTCAAGCATATTCATCATGCTGAGGACAGACCTTTATTCCACGGTGCCAAAGGTTTCGAGCACGCTAAAGGTGCATTAATGCAGGCACACAACCACATTAAATCTGGTGGTAATAGTTCTGCTTTGACAATGAAATATGATGGTTCTCCTTCTGTGGTATTTGGCCATCATCCAGAGAATGGCAAGTTCTTTGTGGCATCAAAATCCGCATTTAACAAGACACCTAAACTTAATTACACTCACGCTGATATTCTAAAGAACCATGGACACGCTCCAGGTCTTATGGATAAACTCCATGCTGCATTGAATCACTTGAAGAAAGTTACACCTAAGACTGGTGTATATCAAGGTGACATCATGCACTCAGGTGAAGATTTGCAACATAAACCAGGCGGTAAAGTATCATTTACACCTAACACCATCACTTATACTGCCAAAGGTGATGAGGCTGATAAGGTTAAAAGGTCTAAACTAGGTATTGTGACACATACTCAGTATCATGGTAACGATATTAGTTCCATGAAGGCTGATCCACATCCCGATTTACATAACTTCAAACAACATCCTGACGTTTGGCAAAAATCACCAAACCACGATACAAGACAAGTTCATTACTCAGATAAAGACCAAAATGAGTTTATGAAGCACATGAATGCTGCGGAAAAGATTCACAAAGCACATCCTGATATGTACAACCATATCGCAACAAGTCACATGGGTGAAACAGGTCATCTAAGTACATATATCAATCATACAGTTCGTACAGGTGAAGAACCTGATACTGAAGGATTGAAGAAACATATTACTGACAAATATAAGAAAGCTGCAGCTAAGTTAAAAACTCCTGCTGGTGTGGTTAAAAGAGAAAAAGAAGCTGAACCTCACGTGAAACATATTGAAGCTAATAAAACACATTATGATAATCTATTAAAGATGCACAGTCATTTACAAAAAGCAAAGAATAAATTAGTGGATGTATTACAACATCACGAAGGTGGTTTGGAACATCATATCGATGGTAAGAAAACTGGTCCAGAAGGATTCGTTGTTAACCATGCAGGTGAACCAACTAAATTAGTTAATAGAGCCGAATTCGCAAGAGCTAATCTACTTAAAGTCAGAAAATGAAGTCATTCCTACAGATTATTGAAGAAAAAGAAGCAAAAGAGAAACATGCGGTTATGGCTTTTGGCCGCATGAACCCTCCAACTACCGGTCACTTGAAACTAATTGACAAGGTACGTGAAGTTGCTGCTAAACATAAATCACCACATACTGTTGTTGTATCTCATTCACAAGATGCCAAAAAGAATCCACTTTCTGGTGAACAGAAGATTAAACATCTAAAGAGATATTCTCCAGGTACTCATTTTGAAACTTCATCTAAAGAACATCCAACTATTCTACACCATGCAGCTAAACTACATGCTCAAGGTGCAGACCACTTGCACGTTATTGCAGGTTCAGACCGTGTTAAAGAAATGCACTCACTATTACACAAATACAATGGTGTAAAAGCAGGCCATGGTCATTACAAGTTCAAACATATCACAGTACATTCAGCAGGTCATCGTGATCCTGATGCTGAAGGATCAGAAGGTATGTCTGGTACCAAGATGCGTGAACATGCTAAGAATAATGACTTTTCCTCATTCAGACAAGGTGTTCCACACCACGTTAAAGATGAACACGCAAGAGAATTGATGAAAGATGTCCGCAAAGGCATGGGTTTACATGAGAGTTATACACATGGTCACCACAAAGCTATTTTTGTGACTGGTGGTCCAGGTTCTGGCAAAGATATCGTTTTACGTGAAGCTATTGCCGAATCAAGAGCAGTAGAATTTAATTTTACTCAAGTGTGTGATGTCCTTAACGACAAACACAAGTTGGCCATGAAGTCCATGAATCCTAGATTTGAGGCAGTAAGAACTCGTGGTCCATTAATCATCAATGGTCCTGCTGATGACTTAGAAAGAATTGGTTACGTCAAAGAAGAACTAGAAGAACTTGGTTATGAAACCATGATGATTTTTGTTGACACAACCAACAGAGTGAGTAAAGAACGCAACTCTCTTTTGACTAGAATGATGGAAGAATCTGTCCGTCAAAACAAATGGGAAAAAGCACATAAGAATGTTCAAAACTTTACAGAACTATTTGAAAACTTTGTAAGATTTGATAATAGCAATAGTTTAGAAGAAGAATCAGAAGAAATAACAGATTTATATAAGGAAACATCCAGTTTCTTGGGTGAATCTGTATATAACGAATCTAACAGATTCTTAAATTTATATGAAGAAAAGAATGCTAAGAATATCCAAAAGGATAATCTGAGAAGCAAAGGTTTGAATGTTATTAAAGATAATAACAGTCCTATAATGCAATATGCAGCTAAGTTAGGTAAAAGAGATGATGTCCGTGATGGCGATATCAAACAAAATACTAATTACATAGCTAGGATTGGTGGCGGTAATACATACACAGAATCCACACCTACGTTGACAAAGAATCCAGAACCAAAAGAAAATCGTTTCAACATGGATGCAAATAAAGAAAGATTGCGTAAAAATGGCAATAGGTCTTTAAGTGTATCTAAAGTGGGCGCATCTGATGGTGTTGGTTCTACATTTGACTCCAGAGCAACTACAGGTGCCGCTGGTGCTGGTCTAGGAGAC